AACATTATCAAATGAACATTTTTCTTGTTCCTGCATTGGTTTCAAATATCACAACAAATGTAAGCATATCACAAAGGTAAAAGAACAAATTACCTCTTGACAAGTGGCTCAACCCTTGATATAATGGTATTGTTATGATGATCCGTATATATTCCAGTTCGAAGAAAAAGAAGTTGACGAAAAAGCAATTGCAAGAACAGCAAGACTTTATTTCGTCAATCAACAAGATTCCGCTACCGTCAGGTGGTCGGTTCCCTGCTGCTGCGCCCAAGAAAACAAAAGACAAGCCGCTGATGCCATATCGTGTTAAACGTGAGGTATCACATGCGCCGAGTCTGCCAGACACACATAAGGGTGCTTTGACAAAAACTGGTATTATGAAAGATTACCACAAACTCTCACCTACCGACCGTGAGATTGTGGCAGATGTTGCATCCTGTACGGCGCCGATGCACAAGGGTAATTATGTTTACGTTACTCCTGGCATCAATCCGGCAGGTCTTGGTCGGAAAAACGAAGTATTGTAATGCTTGACAATTCGGTCAATCTTTGCTATACTATTATTTCTACTGTTGATAATGGAGGTCTTTATTATGGCTCGTATTAAATCTGGCAAACCAATTCGCAAAGAACGCCTTCTGCAGGTTCTAGCGAACGGTGGTGTAATTACAAAACGTCAAATTGAATTGACAATGCAATATCAGGCGATGTATCGTATTCCTACTGAGTTGTGGAAACTCAAAAAAATGGGTGCGATTGTGAAGTCGCACAAAGAGGGTCGCACAGTTGTCGGCTATGAATTACTTAATGTCGTTGAAATGAAAAAACTGTTGACCAAATCTGGCTTTGATGTTTTGCCTCTGGTTTCAGATGAGAATGATGTTAAGGCTCTGTCTGATCTTAACGCAAAGCCGGCTAAAACTAAAGCAGCAAAACCTGCTAAGGTTGTTGCACCTGTGATTGAGGATGAAGTAACCGAAATCACCGAATAATCAGTTTCGGGGTGGCTGCCGTCAGCGTTGCAATAGGCTAGCCATTAAACAACAATGAATGTCGGGAGACATCCACGTGCCCCATCTTTTATGAGGTGAAAATGTCAAAACTTAAACAGTGGCTTGCGGCCAAGTATCTACAACTTGAGCAACAGGCCGTTGATGCTATTGGCACTGCCAATTTTTATGGTAATTTATTTACTGATAGACAGAAGTTTAATATCGTAGTATTTTTTATGGGATTGTTTGCACTTTCTGGTTTACATGGTGCAGTTCAATTCATTGCGCTGGTTTATATTATGAGTAAGATGACACCACCAGACAAAGACGATAAACAAGAATGAATATTTTTTACCTAGATCACGATCCTAAAACATGTGCCGAATACCACTGTGATAAACACGTGGTAAAGATGATTATTGAGTATGCACAACTCATGTCAACGGCACATAGGATTTGTGATGGTCAGGAATATATTGATTTGACTGCGAATGGTCGTAAGATCAAGCGTTGGCGTTTGCCCGATGATCGTGAACAACGATTGATGAAAGCATCACACATTAATCACCCATCGAATGTTTGGGCTCGGGCAAATCATTTAAACTACAAATGGCTGTACGAAATGTGGGTGCATTTGCTAGACGAGTATACATATCGTTATGGTAAAGTACATGCATGTGCAAGACTGAAAGATGATCTGGCTAAACTACCAGAAAAGATTCCTGTTGGGTTGAGTGAAACAGAACCAACACCAGCAATGCCTGATGACTGTAAAATACCAAATAATGTACTGGCTTCGTATCATAAATACTACAATGAAAAGAAAACACGTTTTGCACGATGGACAAAACGACCTGCACCCAATTGGTACATATCTGCATAATGCCAACATACGATTTTTTAAATACTAAAACTGGTGAAACATTTGAGAAACTCCTTAGCATCTCCGGCAAAGAAGAGTATCTCAAAGAAAATTCACACATTCAACAAGTTCATCTTGGCGCCATGTCAATTGTCAGTGGCGTATCAATTACCGGTAAAGTGCCGGACGGTTTCAAAGAAGTTCTATCAAAAGTTTCCGAGAATCACAAACAATCTTCTGTGGCTAACAAACACGGTAAGAAATCAATTAGTGAATCACAAACACAGAGAATCGTGGACAAACATTTAGGAAAATTTGGGCAGTAACTATATTATGCGAACTTTTACAAAGGGGCATATATGGCTAAAAAATCTTTGCAGAAAAAAGTAGCACTTCTGAATGAGTACATCACCAGAGAAATTGAAAAAGAAATGACCACAGAATTATCACAAATAGAAAAAGACAATATCACTGCAAAGATAGAAAAGAAGTATCCTAGACAAAGTTATCCACATCACAGCCGAAATCATTACTTCACATAATGCGAACATTTGAACATGTAATTTTACCCCAATTACAATTTGACTTAAAAGCAGAAACCACCGATAGTGGTAGACTGTATACTACGCCAGAAGGCAATCAGTATAAGTCTATCACTACGGTGCTTTCGCATTATGGCAAGAAGGCACTCTATGAGTGGCGACAGGCTGTAGGTGAAGAACGAGCAAACGAGATATCACGCAAGGCATCAAATCGTGGCACAAAGGTACACAAGATTTGTGAAGACTACATCAACAATGAAATAAACGATTTTAGAATGCAGTTGTTGATGCCTGATCTGAAGGAATTATTCTTCAAGATTAAGCCGATTATTGATGAGAATGTTGGTAATGTTTATTCACAAGAACAAGCACTGTATTCTGACAAGTATCGTATTGCTGGTCGTGTAGACTTGATTGCTGAATGGAATGGTAAGTTATCAGTCATTGACTTCAAAACATCCACGAAACAGAAAGATGAAGATTACATTCAGAATTATTTTATGCAGTGTACAGCATATGCGTTAATGTTTGCTGAACGAACTGGTATTTGGATTGATGACATCGTAGTGCTGATTGCTACCGAAGAAGGTCCAGCGCAGGTGTTTGAGCGACAGATTCACGATTATCGGCAACCGTTGATTGAAATGATTAATAAATATGCTTGACATTTTGGGGGCATCATGCTATCATTCAAACAACATACTCAATTAGATGAAGGCAATCCGCTGGCAAGATTAGCTAAACATGCTGAAGAGGGTAGACACTATGCTGTTATTTCCTCACAGCGACCACATGATGAAGTATCGCCAGAACAAAATAAAAAGCATCATGAAGAACTTAAAAAGAAACTGACTGCACAGGGCTACACTCACAAAGATGTTGAAGGTCATTGGGAAGGTGGTAAAGAGAAGTCTATACTGGTACATGCAAAAGGAAAGGGAGATGAACACGGCAAACAACTACTCCATGATATTAAAAAACATGGAGAACATTATAATCAAGACTCAATCTTACATCATGATGGAAAAACAGCGACCTTACATGGGACAAACAAAACAGGATTCCCAGGACACGGCAAGACAGAGAACGTAGGCAAGATGGCATTCAATAAGCCACATGCACCGTTTCAAACAGAAACAAAACCAAAATCTGACAAGCCGCTGAAACCTGGTAGAACAAGTAAAGGTTCTGCAAGATTTACAACGGAGTGATAATGCAAATAAGTGAGAAAGAATATTACGAAAGACTTGATAGTTATTTGAGAGAATGTGGTCCAAATCTTGGCACCACATTTTTTGGTTCATGGGGCTGGTATGCAACAAAGCGAAATGAATTTAACGCAATAATGAAAGAGGAAGGAATTGTTGTAATCCCTTCAAAGTGAAGGCATTCTGGACGTGGGTTCGACTCCCACCTGGTCCACCAAAAGCATATTATACATTGTGTGCTTCTGATGGGCCAGACATGGTTTCGACAGGGTGAGATAGTGGAGAAGGCAACACAGTAGGCGATGACTGTAAATCAAGCAAATTAGTAAACGCAAATGATGAGCGTTACGCACTAGCAGCCTAAATTGCTAGTTGGGGTTTCGGGAGTGTCCTTATTACCAAATCACTCCCACCTAATTTTATACATTATGAAAATTTACACATCAAAGTATCGTAATCATTGGATTTCTCCATACACAATACTGGAGAAAGTTTTCTTTTGGCGTGAAATTGATTATGATGAACCTATCATTGAAAAACTTAAAAATATCCTAGAGCCTTTCTGTACAGCATGGATGAAGTTTCTTGATTTTATTCATCCACGAATCAACTACGTCAAGATTGACTATTGGGATGTGTGGAATGTGGATCACACACTCTCACCAATTATTCTTCCGATGTTGAAGAAACTCAAAGAAACAAAACACGGTTCTGGCTTTGTTGATTTGGAAGATGTACCAGAACACCTTCGTTACACAACAAAAGAAGATTGGGACTCACAACAATCATTTGCTTTCTATCACGAACATGAGATCAAAGAGGGTGAAGCAGATATTCATGCACGTTGGAATTGGGTACTTGATGAAATGATTTTTGCCTTTGAGCATCTTGTCGATGATTCATGGGAAGAAGAATATAGTTCTGGTGAAATTAATATGATATTTGTACCTGATGATGAAAATCCAAAACTTAAACGAATGGAACACGGACCGAATCACACATATGTTTGTGATTATGAAGGTATAATGAAAGTGCATGAACGCATAGATAATGGTCTCCGATTATTTGGTAAATATTACCGCAATCTGTGGGATTAAAATAACTAAATATATGTACTGGCATCACACACATTCGCCAGTAAACACACACAACACAGGAGAAACAAATGAGTAATCTGACACCGTTCGAGATTCGTCTTGAACTTCTAAAAATGGCGAAAGAACTCTTGTTAGAAGAGTACCACTCTAACAAAGATCGCCTAACCAATGAATGGCACGTAAAGGTAGAGTCCGCTAAACTAAACGGACAAGCAATACCGGAACATCCAGCCTTTCCAACTTATCCCACAGAAACCGATATCATTACCAAGGCACAGTCCTTGAATGGATTTGTTTCGAACATTACAGCAGAAAAATCACAGAGCAAAAAATCTGCCTGATGGGACCGAGTGTGCTTCGGCACACTCCTAACTTATAGGAGAAAGTATGCGTTACATCACACTATTACTTTGTAGTATATTTGCGGCATTCGTTGTTTACATTGGACACGCAGCAGCACAAATAAAAGTACCGATTGAACCTAGGGTTCAACTACAAGATTTATCACCCGATGCAAGGGCTGAAGTGGAATGCCTTGCACAGAACATGTATTTTGAAGCAGGATTAGAACCAAGATTAGGTCAACTTGCTGTAGCATTTGTTACACACAACCGAATGCAGTCTGGTGTGTTTCCAGATACCTATTGTGGCGTTGTGAAACAAAAAGTTGGTACTGTTTGCCAATTCTCATGGGTATGTGAAAATCGTCCTAAGGATATGATGCGAAAAGGCCTCTTGACACTAGAGAGCAATTCGTTGTATAATAGTGTAACTGAGTTAGCATTGGCGTTCTATCTTTACACTGAGAAGTTTAAAGATCCAACAAAAGGTGCTTTGTTCTTTCATGCAGACTATGTAAAACCAGGTTGGAATAATATGAGATACACTGTGCAAATCGGCAGACATTTATTCTATAATAAGGCAAAGAGAAGTTCATGAGTATTTTATCAAGTAAAAAGGAGAAGATGATGGAAAAAGGATTGAGTAGTATAACCACAGTTTCAGTTACTCTGGTTTTACTTTCAGTCGTTGCTGCGGCTTGTATCTATGGTTTAAATGATCGCAAGTTAATGGCAGCAAATATTGAAAACGCTATTGCAAAAGGCATTGACCCATTGGCTGTACGGTGTTCATATGCCAAGAGTGATGATATTGTTTGTATTGCACACGCTGCTAATCGTAAATAAAAAAGGGGAAAATATATTATGGATTTTGATAACGACAATTATGAGTCTCATAATTTTACAATTCGATTTGATTCAAATGATGGCAAAAGAAGTCTTGAGATGAACTTTAGTGAATTATTTCTTGATGACATCCTCAATCAATTTAGAGACTTTCTAAGAGGATGTGGCTACGAAATTGATGGACAGATTGCCGTAATTCCTTGGGATCAAGAGGATCCAGAAGATCCTAAACAATATCAAAAAGAGTTTAGTTTTGAAAATATTCCAAATAATAATTGGCCGTTTGGTAATTTGAAAACTGAATCTATTCAAGCACTGACTACTGCCGACATAGCCGCTATAAAGCCGATTGATTTGTCTTCATTGAATCAGTATCCTACAATGGTACCTTTAACTACCCAGCAAATGTATTCATGGTCAACTGATATGCCAGGAACATTAGGTGGTGCAAAGATGTCGTACAGATAAAATGCCAACTAAAGATGAAATGCTGAAGTTTTCTTTGCAGATAGAGCGGCTGGTAGCCAATACAGATTACACATATCTTGAGGCTATCACCGAACACTGCAAAGGAACTGGTTTGGAAATTGAGATTGCTGCTTCACTCATTACACCAAATCTCAAGGCAAAAATACATGAACAAGCGGAGCGTTTAAATATGTTGAAGGTGAAAGGCAATCGTTTACCGATATGACGGGATATGAAGCATTTTGTTTATACACTTCTCTTAAACTCCACTTCAATTCAGATTCTTACGATTACTTTAAGTATAATGGTAAAGTAAGCACAAGCATTGGTGCATTTGAGAATCGCAAAGATAAGTGGCACTTTTACAAACTCAGCCGGAGATTCACAAATGATGACATATGCCGTGATTATATTGTTGCTAATTTGGTGTTTAACCATGATGTATGGATAGGTCATCTTCTGACCAATGATGCCGATATTGAATATCGTAAGCGTCAGAAGATTATTCAGTCTTTGACATATACCTTTACAAATGAGATTGAATCATTGATGAGTCAGGAGAGCCCAAATGATTCATTAATGGTACATGATGGTGAGTATCCAGTATTGCTACAGAAACTTTTACATAATGAAATTTCACTTGAATCAATTTGTATCCTGAATAAGATACTCAACTTTTTGCCGTTATGGGATAAGAAAATCGGTGACACGATTCATTATCCAAACATCAGTCGCAAGATAAAGAAGTACACACCGTTTATACCATTCGAACCAACAAAATACAAACTTATACTCAAAAAGGAATACGATGCGAATACAGAAAATATATCTTGATATGGATGGTGTGTTGTCTGACTTCAATAAAAGATATAAAGAAGTCTTCAAAGAAAAAGCAGCAACCAGTCGTGAGCGTGGTGAGAAACATGATGATAAATGGAATCAGTTCGTAGACGGCAACAACTTTGAAACCCTTGATTGGTATCCGGGTGGTAAAGAACTATTGAAATACATTATCTCACTTGATATTCCTGTAGAGATACTTTCTTCTTCTGGTGGACGTATGCATCATGAAGAGGTGAAGCGGCAGAAAAAGGTTTGGCTGAAAAGACATCACATTGACTTTACAGCCAACATCGTACCCGGTCGTCATTTGAAAGCGAACTATGCCAAATCAGATATTATACTCATTGATGATACCAAAGATGTCATTGATGATTTTAATATGGCGGGCGGCATAGGTATACTTCACAAAGATACGGCTAAAACGATAAAAATCGTGCAATCGGTTCTTGACGATACATATATACAAGTATATAATGAATCATGTGGACAAGACGCACATACTTTTTAACAACTAACTTATACGAGGTAAATCATGGCAGACTTTTCTAGTCTCAAACGCAATCGCAATTCGTTCGACAAACTCACCAAAGCGATTGAATCAATCAATACTCCAGCAGAAGGTTCTAAAGACGATGATCGTTTTTGGCAACCAGAAACAGACAAAGCTGGTAACGGTATGGCAGTTATTCGTTTTCTGCCAGCACCAGCAGCAGATGGTGATGATGCGCTTCCCTGGGTTCGTGTCTTCAATCATGGCTTTCAAGGTCCAGGTGGCTGGTACATTGAAAACTCTTTGACTACTTTGAATCAGAAAGATCCAGTATCAGAATACAATTCTGTTCTGTGGAATTCTGGCATCGAAGCAAACAAAGAAATTGCACGTAAACAAAAACGCCGTCTTACATATATTTCAAATGTGCTTATCGTTTCTGATCCTAAGAACCCAGAGAACGAAGGTCAAATCAAACTATACAAGTTTGGTAAGAAAATCTTCGATAAACTGACTGAAGCAATGAACCCACAGTTTGAAGATGAAAAGGCAATCAATCCTTTTGATTTTTGGGATGGTGCAAACTTCAAAATCAAGATTCGTCAAGTTGAAGGTTATCGCAACTACGACAAGTCTGAGTTTGAATCTTCTTCACAACTATTCGATGGTGATGACGCTAAACTTGAAGCACTCTGGAAAAAAGAACACTCACTTAAAGAGTTTCTTGATCCAAAACATTTCAAGTCATATGATGTGTTAAAGGCAAAACTTGATAAGGTTCTTGGTCTTGATGGTGTTGCTCCGGTGTCGAAGACTAAGGCTGAAGACTTCACACCACGTTCTTCACCAGATATTGAAGATGAAGAACTTGATTACTTCAAGTCTCTAGCAGAAGATTAAACTGCGACGGCACCTTCGGGTGCCGTTTTTTATGCTGCCGCTGATAAGATTTTTTCTTCTCTGATGATGGTGGTGTTGTTTGTTACACCAGCATTTACAACTGTGGGATTTTTTGGTTTAGATTGATTGCGTTGTTCAACTGCAATTTCGTTTGATGATTTACCGATGTTGGCACCTTCAACGACTTTACCAGTTGCAACATCAACTGCATTACCTTTTTTATCAGGCACTTCTGCATCATCTGGTGTTGGTGGTGCGCCAGCAATAGTAACGTGCCAGTCTTCACCTTTAACATTACGAATCAGTCCGAATTTTTCTAACCAACCAGTCGGCTTGTCTCTGGTGCCAGCAAGTTCATTTAAGCCATCAGCACCTTTACTGTTGATATCAATACCCAAGCCTTTCATGTGAACACTACCAGCACCTTGACCTAGTGGTGCCATTGGTTGTGCTACTTTACCGCTTGGTTTGCCATTATTTTTAGCTAAGTCTGCATCATACAGTTCTTTTTGTTTTTCATTTGAACGATAGCCAGAAGTAATCATCAGCATTTTACCAGTTTCTTGTTTAAATGCTGTGGCCATTAACTCAATGCGCCGCTGAAACTCACCGTTGAACTTTGATGTATCTACGCCAGGGTCTGCTTTTTTTGTGATGCTATCTAAGTTGCCTGCCGGTTTAGTTACTGGTTGTCCAGAAGGCACTTCACCAGGAGTGCCTTTGATTGGTGTTGCCAATGGTGCCGCAGAAAATATAGATTTCTCTGAAACACGCCTTATTGGTAAGTTTACTGGTGGTGGAGTAGGTGCTTCTCTTACTGCACGACCTTCCGCTTTTTCTTTTTCATATTCCTTTTTATTTTCAAGATACTCTTTAAGTGAAACGATTCTACTTTTGAGTAGAGAAATATCTTCATCAAGTGCCTTGATTGTTTCTACTGCATTTGCATATGGATCTTCTTCGAGTTCTTTTCTTCTTTCTTCTTTAACACCTGCCGTTTCTACACCAAGTCCTTTGTCGAGTGAACGACCAAAAGACATAAGTTTTTCTTTTACCCAATCTGCAATGCCGCCAATAAATGAACCTATTCGGTCTGTTACTGGTTTGATGAAAGTACCAATACGTTCTAACACTTTAGTGGCATCGTCTTTTGAAATGAGTCCAAAAGAAATGAACTCAATGAATGTAGACATCTCATCTGTTACAATTTCCGCAAAATTAAACGATGAGAAAAATCCAGTGATTGATGAATAAAGAGAATCTAGTGCTGAACCAATAATGCCTTCAACGCCACCGTACATTTGTAAAACATCAAGTACCAAATCTTTATTGAAGATAAAGACTGTAAACAAAAGAGTAGCAGCGATAATTAATGGCTTGAATATTATTTCAAGTAACGACTTACGTTTCTTTTCTTTCTTTTCTCTTTTTTCTTTTGGCTCTTTTAGTTTGACTTGCGTAATTTGATCTTTTAGTGGTGCAAGTTTACTCAACAAACTTTCTTTTGCAGGCTTTTCACCCGTTTCATTTGTAAGAAATTTACTAAAGCCCTTTGCTGATGCATTCAAGTCTCTACCCATGCGGGGGAGAACAAGCATATTTTTAGATATTATTTTGAGCGAAGCAACACCAAGCAAAGTGTTCTTTCTTTGCTCTTCTTTTTCTTTGTCCTGTTTTGATAATCCAAACAGTTTATTTGAAATGGATTTACCTAATATCTCTCTTATCATGCTACTCTTGCCGTTGCCATTTCGTTAGAATCACCTTTTTTTGGTGCTAAGGTCTTTGTGTCAAAACCTTTTGTATTATTTGTTTGAGACACATTAACGACATCAGCATCCTTAGGTTTAAGTTGTTCTCTTTGACCTTGTGATACTTCTTTACTTGTTGATGACAATTCAACGCCACTAAAGTCGGATGAATATTTGTCAACCTTTGCCAGAATCTCAGCACCTATACCTTTGTCTAGGTTGAGAGCCTTACCACCAATTGCTTGTGTAATTGCACGATTGGCTTCAGATTGAGAAGTGAATGAATTAACTTTGCTGCCTGCCGCTTTAAGAATAAATTGTGCTGTTACTTTTGCAGCGACAATCGGATCAAGTAGCTGTGTTGGATTGTTTACTAAGTCTACACCAGCTAATTTTCCATATAAAGCATAGTTGTTTTTACCGGTTAACTGAATAAAACCACGACCGATATATTTGAAACCATCCCCTTCAGCGGTGTTACCCATGCCTTTTCCGATGGGATTATTTTTGCCATAAATGACTTCAGCAAACTTGTATGGATCTTTTTTAATTTCATGTAATTCAGCATCAGAGAAGTTTTTAACTCTAGTAGTGAACACCTGTCGAATTCTATCGTTTGCCGTGTTCTTGTATGCCAGGATATTTTCTTCGAAGTTTTTGAAGCCAGTTTCTTTTTGCACATTGGCTAGTGTTGCAATGATTGCAAAACGATTTGTGATGCCAACATTCTGTAACTCTTTAACGATAATTTTTACAAGTTCATCACGACCAGAAACTTTTGTTGGTGCTGATGGTGGAACACCACCAGGTGCAGAGGGTTTTGGTGCATACGCTTCTTTTTTTGCCTGTTGTTCACGCTGAATAGCATCAGCCAAACCTTTTTCTGATGTACGCAGTTCTTCTCTTTTTTCTTGAAGTTTTTTAGTTGTCTCTGATGGTTTACCCATTGACTGTTCTTCTAAAACGGCAACTTCATCAAGTAAACGATCACGTTCTTCAGTTTTCATTAAAATGATTTCACGTGCTTTGGCTAAATTTTCGGCAACTTGTTTTTGTCTTTCTACTTCTGCTTTTGCTGCTTCTTCAGCGGCTTTTTGTTGGTCTACAATTGCACCAAGTTCCTTTTCACTGAGAGGTTTTTCTTTCAGCGGATTCATCTCCATCATTTTATCAATAGCGTTATTCACAAACGTAAAGATGTGATCTGATGTATCATTAATAAAATTGGATAATCTTTCGGGAAAGTTTTTTATAAAATCTACAGTACCATCGATTACTTTCTTGGCTGTGTCTTTATCAAATAGCCCAAATGTGAGTGAGTCAACAACGCCAGCGATACCTGCTTTAATTGTTTCATACAAACTTCCAGTAGATTGCCATGTATCCCATGCATCAGTCAAACCATCCCACAGAGTTAAAATGATTAATGCAATCCAACCTATTGGTCCTGCTGCTGCCGCAATACCTCTGAATGCCACTTTGACTGCTGACTTCTCAGCCATCTTAGCCATTTTCTTTTCAAGTTTACCTTTGAGTTTATCTACCATCGGTCGTAGATACTTCTCAAAGGCTTCTTCAAAGTATTTCAAGGTATTTTTGGCAAAATCTTTAATCTTACCTACAAGTTGTTTGGCAAGTTTTTTTATTTTATCAAATAATTTTAAAAGATTTTCTTTTAGTTTCTTTACTTGGTCTTTGGCAAACTTTTTAAATTTTTTGAACAACTTACCTTTAGAAGATTTTTCATCATCTTCGGACTGTGTATTCTTTTTTACAAATTCGTCTTGGAGAACCTTGAATTTTTTCTCACGCTCATCATCTTTGAGAAAATGCATGTCTGGATTTTCTGATGCTTTACCACCATAAATCTCTACAAGTTTAATAATGTTTTGACGAATGATGTTCAAGTCTCTGGCAATTCGTGAGACTGCCATAAAATTCAAAGAAGTTTTTTGGAGTTTTTTGACTGTGGGTGAAGTTCTTTTAGTAGAAGTTTTATTTAAAACTTTCTTACTTATTGTTAGCCCAAGTTTTTCGGATAACATTTTATGTTGTTAAGTAGTTATTCATAAAACTTGAGTTGTATGGATCAGAGACACTTTCAGAAGATGGTGCTTGTTGTCCAGATGTTGTGCTTGTCGTTGGTGCATTTACAATTGTTCCCGCATCAGCAGCCGCATCCATTCTTTGTCCTTCTGCAACTGTTGCCGAATCGGATGATATTGCAGAACCCGATGGTGCTGACATTGCTGGTATTGGCATGGGTGACGAAGGCGCTGCACCGCCAGCACTCACTGCACCACCTGTAGCGCCTCCTGTTGACACGGAAGCACCACCAACATCACCACCGCCAGTAGCAGGTGCAGCGGGTGCTGGTGATGTACTTGTACCTTTTGCCATCTGTAAAATTTTAGTGGGTTCACCACCAACGGCAATAATTTTACGGCGAACTTCTTCTTCTGATACTGGTTTACCTGATGCTTGATCGGTGTATCCAGTTGATGAAGATGGGTCAACGTTAATGCCTACTTTAGAACTTAAAAATCCTTTGGCGGCATCCTGACTCTTTTCTGCATTCACAGGACTATATGGGTCAGGCGTTGGCGACTTGCTTACTGTTTCGGCAAGTGATTGTTGTGATGCTTTTTGTTTTTCTTCTTTTTCTTTTTGTTTTGGTTTATCTTCTAATCGTTCTTTTGCTGCTTTGTCATAGAACACACCTTCACCAGTATCAAGTTTTTCTTGCATACCTTTGAGTGATGTTGTTGCTGATGATGTATAAGTTTCGGATGCAGCACTACTAGTATCTTTCTTAAATGGATAGTAAGGTTTAGTGTCTTGTAACACACTACCTTTAAATGAGCCAAGACCCGGAATTGAAAAATCATATGCTGTCAATTTACTGAATGGTATTGCTGGTATTCCAACATTATTTTTAATAAATGTGATAACTTTATCAAAAAGTTCGGTGACACCAAGTAACAGAGGCATCATCATTTTTAATGCCGAATCCATTCCTTGACGAAGTTCTTTTTCACCAAATAAACCAAATGTAATGAACTTTAAGAAACCACCAAGCGCAGCAACAAGTGTATCTACAATGCTACCGCTTTCTTTCCACACTTTGATGCCATCAAGAATACCGTTGATTAGACCACCAATCAACATAGCAGGTATGAATATCTTGCTTAGTAATGCAAGTATTGAACCACCGCTAAACAGTGCCGCAAAACCACCAACGATACCAGTAATTAACCCGCCAATCAGTTTCACTGGGTTGAGCATACTTAACAGACCACCAATGCCACCACCTTCTTCTTTTGGTGCTGCTTCTTTACCACCTTTTTCTGTTGCTGGCGTTGCTGCTTTGCTCTTTGATCTTGCCGCTTCTAATTCAGATTCACGTTGATCTTCACTTTTAAAAAACTTGTCGGCTTTTGTTGCAGCAGTTTCACCTTTAATCTTTACAAGTTTAGCGATATTTTGTCGAAGCACATTGACATCTCTTGCCATGCCTGGAAAGGCAAGAGATTGTTTAGCGATTAAATCAAGAAAAGGAAGTATGTTAGAACCAATAGTTGGTTCTTCAGTTTTTTGTTCATCACCTTCTTTTGTTGGTGATGATGATGTTGTTTTTTTACTTTTTGTTGGTGATGTTGATTTAGTTTTTGTAGATTTTTCAACATCATAGTTTTGATTTATTTTTGATTTTTTATTTTTATCTTTCTTAAATTTGTTTTCAATTTTTTCTAAAAAAGGACCAACATCAATATCTCCTGCTTCCTTTTTAACTTTATTAATATAGTCGCCAAGTTTTTTTTCATATTTATTTTTCTTGTCTAAAGCATACCCTAATACCTCGTCGGTATAATACTTTGCAATATCTTTTGATTTGTTGGCGAGTTTTTTAAAGTCCACGTTTAGTCCTTTTTACTTAATTACCTTTTTTGTTTTTGTGCGTTGATACGTTCTTTTTCTTCTTCCAAATACTGCATCAAAAGACCCAAATAAATGGTTCTTTCCCAAGGTAACATTTCTTCAAGTTCAGTCAAACTATACTTGTGGTGCTGCATTAAGGCAAAGTTTGTCTGATAATAATTACTCAGTGTGTCATAACGAAAGATTAGGCGAAAAAATTCTGGAGCCCTTTAATCTCAATATCTTCTTCGTAACCACATTTGCCGCATTTGAAGTGAACATCCTTCTTCAGTTCTGGCATCGTATCAAAGAATAGTTTAATCTTTTCCAAGTCTTTTTGTGACATTGAATCCACAAATTCTACCATCTCTTCATGACTAGAATCTTTTGCATAATATACCTGCTCATCGTCATACAGATATTCAATACAATCAATTAAGACATTCACCAAAATTTCATTCTCATTCATGCTCTCATATTTTTGAACCATCTCAAAAGTAGGATACTTTAGACAAATACCTATTCTTTCGTTGAGCATAAACTTGTTATTATGATTCGCATGAACCGTTGGCTCAATTTCTAATAAATTCAGTTTGAAATCTACTGAACCATTACAGGTAGCATCTTCACCTTTATCGTTCTTCACGATATTATTGCACTTATATTTTAAATCAACAACTTCTTCTACCGACCTTGCACGAAGATGCATGAACAAATATTCAAGGTCAAATGTGGGTAGAGAATCAATATCAATGTCATCTAATACACAGTTTTTGAGAACTCTGCGAATTGTGGAGATAACATCTTTGGCATCTTCTGATTCTGCTGCCATTAAAAATAGTTTTTGTTCTTTGACAAGAAATGGTCGAATACGAACATCTTGTCCTGTTGAAATCAATTTAATAGTATAAATTGGTACATCAAGTTTTGGTAACATAATTTCCTCTCAATTAGAATGAAAAAATTCTAGAAGCTGCTGTGCCTCCAAGTGAAGTCAGAGTTTGACCAATATCATATTGACCTTCAAATATTGTACGATATTTTTGATATGCAAAAGAAACCGATAGACGGTGAAAGCCTTCTTCTGCCCAACTTAAAGCCTGTGGTGCAACACCAATTGGAAAAGCATCAATCAGTTCGACTGCATAGATTTGTCGAACGAAGTCATCATACTGAACGATTCTTATATTAGTAAGGTATCTTGTCGCATCACTTTTTGGAAATCTTGGGTTGTTTGTATCCGATGGTATAATTGCTTCCATCCATCGTTCAAATAATTTTCTCTCATAGAATTCGTTTGTACACAGAAAAGTTAAGTTGGTATCTGTGTACTGCATACGATATGGTACTTTAAAAGATGGACCATATATTCTTGCATCGGCTGTCTCAAGTGTTCTACCTGGTATCTCTGCCGACTCACATTGCAATGCCAGATACCTTGACATGGAAGGATTTGCAGATTTCATTCCCTGACTTTCAGAACCCAGTGCCGAGTTGATGGCATCCGAGACATCACTGAAAATTGAGTTTGGAAAGTTTAACACTTTTTCCAAAAATGAATTACCAATTGCTTGACCAATGTAAGCAGGTATCGGTATGATGACTTCATAACGACATGGGCGTGCAAGTCCACCTTTGCCTTTGATATTTGACAGAAATAGATTAGGTGAAAACGACATTAAAATTTATCCTCTGAGTCTGACCAGACTTTGCTGGCGCTTGCTTTTGCAAATGATTCCACTGGTAACATCACGGCGATATCCCACTCATCTGCTGTTATTTCAAGAAAACGAGATTGCACATGACCAGACAAGTATCGTTTGATACATGGTGTGGCTTCATAAATTTTAGATGCTCGTCTTAAAAAATCATAACTAATTTTAAACCGTGTACTTTCATCATAACGATGATCCGTTAAGATTGTGCTTAACTTGTCGAGAAGAATGATTCGTCGCTTTGGGTGAATGTAATGTAGATTCAACCCTAAAAAGCCGTCTGGATATCGTTCTATTGGAATAACCAATGGGAACCTGTCGTAATATGGCAACGAA